ATTCAATCTTTGGAGGAAGGATGGTTCTGTCTTTGTTGACTGCCACATCAACAATCTCTGGGGCAAGTAGTACTGAGTTACTTGAACGGAACTGAGCGCCAAACTCCACCCAGAACGATTCTTCGTCTTTCCTTCGTGCGTTTTCAAGGAAGTCACAGCCCCACTTCAAGTGGATATTCACCTCCCAAGTGGGAACTTGACGCGCCTCCATGCCAGGAAATTGGCCACTTTGGGCCTGCTTGAAGTGTTCGTAAAACAAGCCTGATGTCAAATAGGGAGAAGAAAGCTCAATAATCTTCCCGTATTTGCCAAACTGAGCAATGGAAGGAGCCAAAGCTGTGTACATAGCTTCTGCACCTCTATTCGCATCTCCTTCAATAGAAAACGCCAACTCATCCTGTAGAATCGCTACGACTGCTTTACCGCGAGATGCGCGAGCCGATGCGGGAATAGCCTGAAAAACGCAGCCATTTTTTATTTCAATTTCTAAACTTGTCTCTCTTTCGATCTCTTGGGCAAATGGGCTGTTTAATATCAACTGCCTAATGTTATCAAGAGCAATTTTAGACTGACCAAGATCATTTGCCACAGTTACGATATACCATTTCTCCCCTTTTCTCACCTTTTTAATGAAGTAATCGTCCTGAACAAAGCACATATAAACCGCCGCAACTGCGGCCATGAATGTTTTTCCGCTGCGCCTGCCCAGCACCCAAATGGCGTGATTGATTTTGCTCTCGAACAGGTTGTTGAGAATCTCTTTCTGCTTTGGCCACAACTCTACGCCGAGCGCGTGCTTAGCAAAGTCGCTGCAAGAAAGTGTCATTTCAAACTTTCCATGGGACGAAGAAACGATTGCCCTGCAAAATACGCTGGCCGCCCTCTTGCAGGGTCAGCCCAGAATTTGTCCTGCATAGCCTCATGCCCATAGCACCAACCATGAAGCAGTGTCTCGCCGCTATCAATGGTCACAAGTACAAACTTTCGCTCAGGGCATTCTCCCTTTTGCACAATCAAATCGTAATAACTTTTCGACCGGGTTTTGACATCTATCCCTGGCAGGTCCTCACTGCCGCGCTTTGCCTCAGTTTCCTTAAACAGCTCATGCTTTAGCCCTAAGAAAGAGGCCACTGCGACTTCCCCTGCCGCACCAAGCAAATGCACTTTCAATGCTTCATCGCCAAATCGTGGCCCCTTGTTCCTACCTCTCAGCCCTTTTGCTTCATTCACAGCTTGCCTGCGACGACCTTCCGCCATCGCTAGTTGCCGCTCTTCGTCAGTGAATGTGAAAAGAATGGGAGTGGGGGCCATAAAAGCATGGGTATCGTCGCCATGATAACCACTATTAGAATGGGGAGACTAGCCACGGGAACGCAATGGCAGACGACGTAGTTGATCTTGGACACGCCACGGAAAACGGGCTCAGGGCCGATTCGTTGGCAAACGTCCTAACTGGGATGGGGACGAGCCGAGATAAAAGCCGTCACACCACCACTCAACCCATTGTATTCCTCGCACAGGAGGAACTAGAAAATCTCTATGGAGAGTGGATATGCAGGCGCGTCATCGACGTAGTAGCAGAGCAATCTACGCGCAAAGGCTACAAAGTGTTGTTTGGTGGTGATGGTGCAAAAGCAGAAGAAGTAGCAGGCATTGAGCAAATCATTGAAGACCTCTACATCCTGGAGCATTTTATGCTTGCCAGCAAGAACGCCAGGCTGTATGGCGGCTCGGTGATTCTGCTCTACATTGACGATGGGCGAGAGGCGGATCAACCAGTAGACAAGCGCAACATTCGCGCCATTGAAGGGATGGAAGTGCTTGATCGCTGGCAGATTGCGCCAGTTATCAGCGAGGAAAACCTATACGACTACTCCAAAGCGACGTACTACCAAATCATCTCAGGTGATCTCATTCAACAGCCGCAGTTGCAAAAGATCCACAAGGATAGGATTCTGCGCTTCGACGGCGAATGGTTGCCCTATCGCATCAGGCAAAGGAACTATGGGTGGGGAATGAGCAGCTTGCAGACCATCTACGACAGCTTCCGGCACTATTGGACTGGCCTCAATTCTGCGGCGACAGTGCTGGTTGAGTTTGACGTGTTTGTGCATAAGCTGCGTGGCCTGAGCACAATGCTTGCGGCAGGAAAAGAGAACGATGTGAGGCAGCGTTTGGTGTTGAATGACATGAGCAAGAGCATCTATCGCGGCTATGCGATTGACGCCGAGCGCGAGGAACTTGATTACGTTACACGCAACTTAAGCGGCATTGGCGACGTACTGGAAAAGCTCCGCATTGACATTATTGGCGCCTCACAGATTCCCCATACGATTCTCTTTGGCGAGAGCCCAAGCGGCCTTGGTGCCACTGGCAGGAGCGAAGAGCGAGACTTCGCAAAGTTCCTTGGCGACTATCAGGCAGCACATTACAAGCGGCCTTTGCAGAAGCTGATGGAAATGATCATGCTTAGCAAGTCTGGGCCAACTAAGGGCGAACTACCTGAATCTTGGAGGGTGTCCTTCAATGACTTGTTTGAACTGAATGAGCGCGAGAAGGCCGACGTAAGAGCCCGTGTAGCAGCCGTGGACGGCAGGATGCTGCAACTGGGGGTACTCCATCCACAGGAAGTACGAGAGGCGCGTTACGGCGGCTCTGAGTGGTCAATGGAGACTGCCCTTGACCCATCGCTCAAGGCCAACGATGCAATGCTTGCTCCCAAAGTGGGAGGTGCTGTGCCTCCTGGCGGACGCGATCCATTAAATCAAGAGAATGGCACACTGCCAATGGACGGCTCCAGAGAAGTCCAAGACGCTGCTGGACTATTTCTGGAAGGCGACCTAGAGCATGAACGCGGCGACGTGGAATTTACGGACAAAGAGCTTCACCAACAGGCGATTGCCGCCGCCAAGAGCAAATTCAAGACTTGGCCCAGCGCAGTGGCGGGAGCCTATGTGACGCGCAAGTACAAGGAGCTTTACAAGCGCAAGCACGGCTCCATGGAAAAAGCTTTCAAAGGCAAGAAGACCACTGCCGAGTATTTCAAGGAAGATGCAGAAGCAATCAAGGCAAGTGGCTTGGTACTGGGCGGCGTTGACGAAGCGGCTCTCATTTCTGAAGAGGACATTGCCGAGGCCCTGCAGCAATGGAAAGCAGAGGCTCCAGCCCAGTTCAAAGAGCTGCTAGAGGCCGACAATGCTGAATGACCTAAGCGGGCTGTCTCAAGCCGTGCTGGCCACTAGGCTGGACGCTGCGTGGTCTTACGACCAACGTACTGGACGCTACCGCAACGAGAAAGGACGGTTCATGAGCCAGAAGGCTGTTGAAGCCTTAGTAGATGGCCGCATTGGCAGGCTGGACACTACGCTCAGGCGCGTTACAAAGATGATGGCCGATGGCAGCATCACGCTGGAGCAATGGCAAGGCAGCGTCAGGGAAGCCATCAAGGCAGCTCACATTCAGACAGCAATCATTGGCCATGGCGGAAAGGACAGTATGGGCAGTGTCGAATATGGCCGCATCGGTCAAAGGCTTCGTGCAGAATACGCTTATCTACAGGACTTTGCTAATGACGTTCTGGCTGGCCGCGCTAGTCCTGCCATGGCTGTTGCTCGTATCAGCTTGTACGCTGAAAGTGTACGTGGCTCTTACTGGCAGGGTTTGGAGCTTCGGAAGCAAGCGGAAGGCTATGGACTGATGCGCCGCATCCTCGACCCACAAGCCCGGCACTGCGCTGATTGCCCAGCCTACGCAGCTCGCGGCCTTGTCCCCATCGGCACCCTCCCGATGCCAGGGCAGCGTTGTCAATGCAGGGCACGGTGCAAATGCCGAGTGGAGTTCTACCGTCAGCAAGCGCCTAATGCTCCCGTGTGAAGAGGCCCTAGTATCTAGCGAGCTTCTTTCTTTCAGTGACACGAATCCTCTACTGCGGAGACGTTGGCGTACAGACGGGCTTCGGCAGGGTGGCCGAATATCTCATTCCCGCCCTCGCCAAAGATCATGACGTGTTTGCACTGTGCGTCAATCATCACGGGGACCCTTCCCCAATGCAGCAGCATTGTCAGATGTTTCCGGCGATGGCGCATGGCTCCGACCCATTCGGTTCCCATCGCATTGCTGAACTGGTGCAAACCATTCAGCCTGACGTGGTGTTTATTGTCAATGACATTTGGGTGGCGGTCACGCTTGTTGATAAGATCGAGCCACTGAAAGAGAAGCTAGGCTTCAAAACCTGCGTCTACACTCCCATCGACTCCTACGGACTATTCCCTGAGCTACTTCCTGCCCTGAACAAATGGGAAAAGCTCGTCACCTACACAGAGTTTGCCAAGGGCGAAATTGTGAAGATGGGCTATGAGCGTCCCGTTGGAATTGTGGGCCATGGCACGGACTTTACCAAGTTCTTCCCCATTGACAAGCAGCAATGCCGGAAGGATGTTGGCGTGCCAGATGATGCGTTCATTGTATTCAATGGCAACAGGAACCAGCCTCGTAAACGCATTGACTTGACCATCAAGGGCTTTATCAAGTTTGCAAAAGACAAGCCTGATGCTCGCCTGTGGCTCAACATGGGAGCCAAAGATATGGGCTGGGAACTGATCCCTTTGTTCAAACGTGTGGCTAGGGACGCAGGCTACGACCCTGCGGGCAAGCTCATTCTCACCAGCCCGAATTTCTCCACGCATAACTGTCTTCCCATTGAGCAGCTCAACAAGGTGTATAACGCAGTGGACGTGGGTATCAACACTTGCTTGGGTGAGGGCTGGGGCTTGGTCAACACTGAACATGCCGCCACTGGCCGTCCGCAGCTAGTGCCAGACCACACAAGCCTGAAGGAAATCTTTAGCGACGTGCCTCGCATTCGCATTGAAAGCTGGGAAACCGACAGGAACTATGGACTGGAGCGCGGGCAAGTATCACCCGATCACCTTGCCGAACTGCTCACGGAATACTACGAAGATCGAGACAAGATGAACGATGATGGCGCGTGGTGCTATTCACGCATTCATGAGGATCAATTCTCTTGGGAGCATGTCACTAACAAGATGC